ATTTTATTTAAACCGCAGACGAATATCTGTGTCTCCGAGACTATTTATTCGCCTCAACCAACTTTAAAAAATTTTAAAATAATATTTATATTATTTAGTTTTAATATTAGGAGAAATATCCTATAATAAAACTATCCCCCTGAACCCGGAAACTGAATGGAAATACCTTCGAATGAAAGTTCGATACTGATAACGCACACGGAAACTGGTCCATAGCCAGGGAATGACTTTAATTAGTCAAACTGAATTATGAGAGACCGATGGATACTTGCACGTAATCGGTAAGATTACTAGTGAGGCCTGAGGAACCGCTTTTGACCATGCCCGCCACGTACACATTTGCCAACGAGACAGAAGGAGAGGTTAGCTTCGACCGTAAGAAGCACACGACTATGCGTAGTCGCCCGTTGACTGCCGCGGAACAGGCAGCTGAGAGCGAAGCTCAAGCTAGGACGAAACAACGTCAACAGCAATTTCTTCGTAAGAAGGCAGCAGCTGACGCCGTTACAGCTGAATTAGCTGCTAAAGCTAATCAAATTGACGCTGCATATCAGGACGCCCGTTCTATTATGCATCGCCAAAATAAGGCAAAGAAGGAGGCGGAAAAACTCGCCAAAGCAAATGCAGTTAAGCATTTTGCCGAAAGGAATGTTAAGAAGACAGCTTCGGATCCCAACCGAGGCCGTCTTCTGGACAATACCCAGCTCAGCCTTAATCAGCGAGCTTATATGTATTCAAAACACCATCGATGTGTTTGCGGAATGGGGAAAAACAATGTTTTCTTCACAAATGCAGAAGGCATGCAAATGCGCTGCGATCATCACGCTTGTGAAGTCATTCATAAGCATGATGAACCTGAAAACATGGGTTTTCCCGAGAAGTGCCGCTCTTGTCACACTAGCTTTGATAGATACTGCATGATGTTTGATGCCCCATGTGGTTGTATTTCATTACAGTGTGCCAGGTGCGACAGGCAGACGTATCAATACCCCGCGTTAGAAGGAGGGTATTATTATCAATGGTATGATCGACACATTGATAAGAAAGGAAGAGTCGCCGTTACCATAGATAACGTTGACCAAGTAGGTACAGATTTCAAGGCGTGGTTCGATTCAACCCGAACGAACCCACGACACGATAGAGCCAATTTCTATCGATCTTTGAATCCTGGATCGACTTTGTCATATGCGCAGATCCTCAAGCGAACGGAGAAAGTTAAGGTGGAGGATATTCCCATCAGGTCAACAGAACCTGAAGGTGGAGTCGCCTCTTCCGTTTCGGCTCCGTTCACCGCTGCAGCCGGTGCGATCAAAAAAGCTGTCAAGACTATGAGAGATGGAATCATGCAGAGATTGAAGTCGATTACCACGGCTGTCAAGAGCTGGGCGATTTTCAAGTACATTAGGAAAGGTGCGAAACTTTTCCTCTCAGCATTGAAATACATAATTAATTCTATGTATGATTTGCTGTGGGCCTTGAATCCCCTCCAGCTTTTGAGACTGTGGGAAACTCGACATTCTATCAAAGGATTATTGCTTGCTTTAGCAGAATCTTTTTCGTCATTTTCAACTCACGTTGAATTGTCTGTGGCGCGATTGATGTTGCTTAGTAAGGCGAAGCCTGAAGCTATGATTGATTTTCTCAAAGGTGACTATTACCTTGGAGTCTTGGATACATACGCTCGGTATCGCATCAAGAAGTCCGATAAACCCCATGAAACAGTTCTGGAGTTGATCAAGACTTTTGGAAGCGGTCCCGATATTGCCAGTTTCGTAGCTGGCGTTAAGGCGAAAGCCTGGGATTGGATAGAAACAGAAAAGCAGTCTGGTATTGCAGACTTTTTCATGTCTGTCTTGAAATTCCTTCCAGAGAGATTTTCTGAGGTAGTCAAACCCCTCAATAGCCTCTTCAAGGAATTTCATCCGCTGCTGGCCGGCATGTCAGCGATTGGTAACATAACAAATTTTGCCATAAGGATAGCTAACGCTATTACTAGTGCAATTTTTGGTATGACCCAGAATAATAAGGAGTGGATCCAGTCCCAGATAACATCTGAAGGGAACCCGGTTCACGATCTGGTCGTCGCGTACTTGACCTACAATCGAGACATGCAGAACATTTCGCATGCACGGATTGACGATTCAGTTGCCAGAAACGATTTTTATAGAAAAATCGTAGTAGCTGACAACTATGTCAATGAAAAGAAGAGGATGGGCATAGAGTGGGTATCATTTTCGAAAGGATTATGTGACCGCTTTAATGTTCCTCCTTCCCCGAAGGATAAAGAGTATGAACCAACTACTCTTTATCTAGGAGGATCTGCTGGTGTTGGTAAATCAACTGTTTGGAAGGTTATCGTCTCTGATGTGGTGTCAAACCTACATTGTAAGCCTGACGATGGCATTCCGGTTGTTGATAAGATCGGGCAGATCACTCACACCTGGAACACATCATCTGATTTCCAGACTGGGATGGCGGACAAGAAAATCATCTTGTATGATGATTTTGGACAGAATCGCGAGGATGCACTTGAAGTTCTCTCGGTTATATCTTTGTGTACCACCGCGGCTACACCAATCAATACTCCTGCTATTTCCGGTAAAGAGATTAAGGGAATGTTTTGCGAGCCTGATATGCTCGTTATATGTTCAAATCTCACACCGGAAATGGCATCCGAGAATAAGTTGGCTGATCCGAATGCCTTAGTCAGAAGAATTGACTTTGGCTTGGATGTTATACATAGATATGACCCCGAGGAACCTGAGAAGAAGATCGCTGTTGTGAGGTATTGCAATAGATATGCGCATCTGATAGGGACAGAATTGTCCCTTGAGGAAGCGCGCACTATCTATTCAGTCTTGCATCACAATAAGCGAAAAGCTTTTAAGGAAGTGGGTACGATGGTTAAGGATGCCATTGAATTGCCGTTAAAGACTACACTCTTTGACGGTCGTCCGATGGAGAAAGCGAAGATATCAAAGTTATGGCAATTGGACAAAGATTTTGCCAAAGACTTTGACGTTTTCGTTGAGTCGAGAAAGAACGACCCAGTAGAAAAACTGATTCCAGCAGTTAAGGAGAAATGGTACTCAAAGTTTAAGATGCTCTTCAATAAACCGAAGAAGCTCGAGGACGCTCCGGCAGATGAGAAACTGCCGACTGATTACTATGACATGCTTAATGCTGGTGCCAGCAGTAGCAAGTTGACCCCACAAGTTTTGTCAACGGAAGCGGACGTACCGACCACGTCGGAAAAAGTCACGCGTAAAACCACTGCAGAGTTTGGTTTTGGAGAGATGGGTATTTTCGCATCAACAGTTTCAGCTGTTATAAGTGGAAGTACATGGATAGGACCCGTATCCATCATTCTAGGAGTCAATGGTCTCATGACTGACTTGTGGAATGCTATTTTTCAGGGTGAGAAATGGCAGGCGCGGATATTCTTCCGCCGACTCGTCACTGGTGCTTGCAAATTAGCACTTGGATTGGCTGTATCGGTGATTTCATCATACGGTTTGTTCAGGTATTTTGCAGATACCACTGAGGAATCTGGTGGAACTCGCACGGCGAAAGCTGCCGCAAAGAGAATAACCGTTCCGGAAGGTGGAGGAGTTAATCCAGCCCTAGAGACTATGGACATTCTGTTCAGAAAAGCTTCGGGAGCAATACGGCGAGTCAAAGACAGAGCAACAGTCAATGCTGTTTTTGTCGGAGGCTTTTTCGTGCTGATCCCCAAGCATGGCTTACAGGATGATGAAGGTCTTTGGATTAACCAAGGAGATGAAGTTGACATAATCAAGTCAAACTGGAATGGAGCCCATAAAACATTCCTATTTGACGTGAAGTGTGTCGTGGAGATGGAAGCCTGCAGAGATCTGTGGGATTCCCAGTATAGAGAAGACTTGTGTTTATACAAGTTACCAGCCACTTTGTTTTCGGCTGAGAAGAACATTGTTCACCATTTTTGGAATGGTGAAATGCTTCTGAAGGGGCAAGAAGTCATGAAGATTGACTTTGTGCCCTGGAATATTATGGGACAATATGAGGGAATGTTCCTCATGGGAGAAGGACGTGTTACGCATGACCAAGTGCGGACGTCCCGCGTGGAGTTAGGCGCGGAAACCTTTCTCATCGTCTCGGAGGCATCGTACCCTTCGAGAGCCGCTTCATGCGGCAGTTTAGTACGTTTAAACCGACAGGAAGCTCCCCTGCTCGGAATACACGTAGCATCGAGTCATCATGGCTCTTGCTTTCATTTTGTAACTCGAAAGAGTTTGGAGCTCGCAATGAAAAATGCGACAGTTGTGGATGTTGAGGATAAGTACATTCACACTGAACCACAAGCAGCGGTTATAGAACTGCTGCCCCCGGAGTCAACGCTGCATTTTGAGGGTATGGTAAAAGAGAGAATCTTTATGCCCTCCAAAACCGATTTGACCCCATCACTTATCCACGGATGTGATGGACCGTCTATCACAGCTCCTGCACCAATGTCATGGCAGGATCCACGAATTAACGAGGAATTTAGAAGTAAGGAAGCTTTTTGGAAGCAACTTTTCAAGGGGTATACTCACCATCCTGGTAAATTCGTGCCGTCGGACTTGACTCAAGCATATGAGTCTATTCGAGATGACATAGCTCGTCTTCCCAAAACAACGGGAATACCATCCAAAGTCTTGAACTTGGATGAGGCCTTGAACGGGCTTAATATTCCTGACAACACTCGTGTTGACATGAATACCTCTCCGGGATGGCCATACGTTCAAACAAATCTTAAGAAAGCTGATTTGATTGAAGTGACCCCGGATGGCAGATATAAGGCATCTGACCGACTTGCAGGAGATTTTCTCATGGCCGTTGAGAAAATAGAAAAAGGAGTAGTTCCTTTTTTACCCTTCAGTTTGACATTGAAGGATGAAAGAGTGAAGTTGGCCAAGGTCGAGAAACCGAAAACCCGGATCTTCGCGTGTGGAAACTTGGTGCATTACTTAGTATCGCGTAAATATTTTTACACGAGAATAATGCAGTTTTACCACGCTAAGGTTCAGGATTCGTTCTGTTTCCCGAGTTTGGACCGTCTTTCCCTTGATTGGGACAGGCTCATCACCCACATGTTGGAAGTGGGTTGGAGGGGCTTTGACTTCGATTTTGAATTTTTTGATAAATCCATCCAACATATTTTGTTGCATTATGCAACCAATGCTCTTACCCATGGAATGGGTCTTGGAGTAAAAGTTGAAGCGACGTTAGCTGAATTGATGGCGTCACCGGTAATGATATACCTAGATTGCGTATTTAGCGCAAATGGTACACTCATGTCGGGGGCGTTATTAACCTACCTCATCAACTGTCTCATGAATGAGCTTATGCATAGGTCTGCATGGGTTAATATCATGAAAGAGCGAGCACCAATGCTTGCTGAAATGCGGTTGTACAAGCAGTACACCCGCGGGATGCGTGGTGGTGATGACACGATCACCACTGTGAATGATAGGGTACTTCCGATGTTTAATGGGAAAACAGTAGCCGCATTTCTTACCTCTCGAGGTATGAAGGTTACTAGTCCTACGAAGACAGACGAGATACCAGAGTCTTCCTTCATTACAGACCTTTTGTATTTGAAGAATAAGACCGTGGAGAAGCGCGGCAAATTTTTGCCGCTCCCCGAATTCGCTTCCCTTAGGGAGTCTACATATTGGGTTCGCCTGAATAAGAACAATCAAGATATTGTTAAAGCAACTCAGGACAACGTGATTTGTAGCCTCCGTGGGATGTATTTTCACGGGAGAGAGGAAACCGAAAGGTTTCGAGACTTGGCACTAGAGAAGTGCCCGTACCTCGTCTTACCGACATATGACGAACTCTCTGCAATTTGGCGAGCATACCACCATTTCCCTGGTGCGCATGCTGATTACGCCACGAAAGAATTGCAAGAAGATCCCATAGAGATAGCACTGAAGACGCCATTTTGGACCGAGGCGGAACAGCTAGCCGTGGGACGACTTTCACCGACCATGCTTACACGCGTAACAAAACCCGAATCAGGAGTTCAACCCCTGGACAAGATCTCAATTGAGACAGCTGAAGTCAAAGCAGCTCCAACAAATGTTGACATGGCTCCTCTCGAAGCTAAAAATATCGAGAACACCGAAGACGCAGACATGAAAAAGTCTGAGCAGAAGAGAGTTGGAGCTACCATCCAGGACGGGGGCGACTTGAAAATCGTACCCATCATGACTGGAAAAGTTGCCACTCAGTCGCGCAATCCGCGAGCAGAGGCTTATGTCAATGATACCAACTGGGATCTTGCCAAGCTCGAGCATAAATTCACTTACATCAAGACCACTACGTGGGCAGTTACTGATGTTCGTGAGGCTATACTTGAGAAGTTGACTATCCCACAGGATATCATTGTCACCCCGGCCCAGAAAGCTCCTTTCGACGTCACGCGTCTTTGGAAGTGCCATCAGATTAGAATCAAGCTCGTCATCAAGGGCTCTCCTTTCTATGCTGGTAGTCTCGGTATGGGGTTCACCCCATTTGGAGACACAATTTCACCAAGGCGCATGATCAACATGGGCGCTTTGGTGCAGAAAACATCTCAAAACGATGGTTTTGAGTTTGTCATTCCATACCGTTCAAAGTATGGTTTTCTTGATGTCACGGACACTGCGCAATCGTTAGGAACGTTTGCCATTTTTGTTATTTCACCGTTGACTAC